GCGTTTTCACCAGCTTCTTTTTCTAATTCCCTTAATCCTTCATTAATCTCCTCTAGTCCTGTAGTGCTGTCATCAGGGGTACATTTAAATATTAAATTATCTACTGCTCTTAATATTAGTAATAAGATAATTAAAGCGGCTACTAAAAATACTAAAGCTACCAGTAAAGATATATTCAATTTTTTATTATTTTCAACAAATTCATCTAATACTTTTTTAACTGCTTCTAAATTAGAAATTAAAGAAAAAGGTACACCTACACCAGGTGGAACTGCTACAGGGAAAGGTAAATTTTGAATTTGGAATTTTATACCACGTAATTGGGTAGCTATGTAAGTAAATAAAACAGCTAGAGCTGTATTTACAGCTACCATTACATATATTTGATTTAATTGTCTTACAATTTTATTTCTTCTCCTTATAACTTGTTTTAACTGATCAGGAGTAGGACATATAGCTTTTTTTAAATCCGCTATTTTTGTTATACCAAATATTAAGAGTAAACCTATAGCTAAAGGGAATAACTTAAATAGAATAGTATTAGTCATTTTTTGGATTGACTTACGTCTAACTACTATAATTTTATCTGGTATAGATAAGGCAATATTTTTAGCTTTATCTATATTTTCTTGTACCTCTCTTCTTAATTCATCAGCGGCATATTGAGCTGCTTTATCTATATTAATTAACCCTTTGGTTTTAATATCAGTTTTTACCATTCTTTCCCCAGTTAATACTTGGAGATCAGTTGGGACAAATTTAGGTGCAGTAACTAATAATTGGGTTTGAACCAATGCTTTTTGATTATAAGGTAAAATTGGTATACCTAATTCTATAGTAAACTGACCTTGGTCATTAGTTTGGACTTGTTTACCCGTTGCAAGTACAGGAGTTACTTTTGCTTTAGCTAAAGGTGTACTTGTTGTTTTATCAAATATTCTCCCTTTAATTTGATACTTTTCAATTATTGGGATATATTCTTTTAATCTATTTTCTATTTGTTCTGGGGATAGTTGTTTTTTTGTATCTCCAGCTACTTTTTTTAAGTTATTTATATCAAGATCAACCCCAATAGCTTTTTTACCAGCTTCAGTTTTAATGAATTCAACCGCTAACTTTATAAGTTCTTTTTCTGTCATTATACAGTTTTAGTTACCTTAGAAGTAAATTCTTCTGCTTCAATTGATTTAATAAACTTATTTAAACTTTCCAATGCTGTACCCGCGGCTCCAGAAGCAAGGGTGAGTGAGGGTTCATTAGTTAAAGCTGCCATTACTGAAATAAGATCACTTGTTATTGCTTTAAGTTGTACCATAAAAGTATCACCTAAAATAAGTGGTTGTTCAGCATTATCAGCCCCTAATTTTAATTCCCCACTTTCAATAGCCATACTACCACTAGTAGATAACCCTATACCCTCATTAGCAGATAATGATATTACCTTTTTACCAGATATTAATACACTATCTTTTGTAGAATTTAGTAATATACGTTCTGAATTGATTATAGCTTGGGCTCCTTTATATGAATTAGGGTATATAGGTGCTTCTTTTAATCCTGTATAATTAGTGGATGATGCTTTAATAGGGATAAGTTGATTAGAAGTAAGATAAATTGAAGATAAATCTCTATTAATATTATCTACTATGGGTACCCATCCTTCTTCTCCTGCATCTGTTGGTTGACCATTACGTAAAATAGTAATTGGGTTTCCTTCTTCACCACTTTCAGACCAATTATTTTTATATAAACCTTTTGAACGTGCAGTTGACCCCAATCTAATTGAATTACCAAAACGGCCTTCAAATATATTATCACCTACAAAAGGTAGAATAGGATGAATATTAGTACGTTCTATAAAAGTACCTCCTGTTGGGTTATCACCTTGTAAATTAATTTCAGTAGATTTATCTTCTACCCTACGAACAGAACCTCCTTCTATAGATTGATAATCATCTTTTTGTTCTTCATCATCAACCCCATCAAATATATTAGGATAAGCATTATGGTGAGGGTGATTCCAAAGAGAAATAGTATTTAAATAATAATATACTTCAGAAGTATCTTGTACTCCTATATTACTATCAGGCAAATAAAATAAAAGTACTATTTCATTTACTAAAGGAAATGATTTTAATTGTGGGAAAAAAGGTTTGGCTATTGGTCTTTTTATAGATTTGGGAGATGGAGTATTAATGGGTTCGAATTCAATAATACCAATTCCATTCCAACCACCATATTCTGTAAATTTGGGTTGATTGGTTTCATCTAATATAATATCTGTAACTCTAGCGGGGATGATTTTTAGATTAAGTTCCTCAATAGAGGTTACTAAATTTGAGATATCACCACCAGAATTTATAGATTGTCCTAAATATGCTAATCCAGTTTTAAGAGCCATTCCCTTCTTTAAAGTCAGAGTTTAATTTATCTAACTCCTCCATTAATTGTTGTTTTTCTTCTTCACTAATTCCCAATGCATCCTCGCCACTAGTATTATTAAGCGCACGCTGTACTATAGTAGCCATTTTTATTAATTGTTCATCATTTTTGACGCCAATTTCTAGATAATCTTTTATAAGGGGAACAATTAAAGTAGCGTCTCCTATATCTTTAACAAGTGGTTTTAGTTCAGAGATTAAACCAGTAATTTGTTTTTTCTTTTCAGTTTGATTATCATAAATTTCTCCTAATATATCGGAGAATTTTTTCTTACCAAATACTACATTATCCAGTGCCATGATGTTTTTTATCATAAATATGGATATAATTAAGGTTTAGAATCTAGCGTACCCGTTTTCAAGATAAAAAACGTAATTACTTTTAAATATCTCATATAATTGGTTAGCTATTTTGGTTATTTTTGGGGTTTTAACATCAACCATTTCACGAATGTAGATATATAGTGCTTTTTTATTGAAAACATCTAAATCTTCTCGTTTACGAAACAACTCAAGTATAGCATCTGCTATTTGAGCATCATTTTTTTTAGGGAATAATTCATATATATTTTTAGTAGTATGTTTAACAAATAAATCTATATATTTATCTAAATCACTTTTAACTGAATCATCACCCATACTATAAACATAATCGGAACCTTCTTTAGATAATTCTTCAGCGGGGATTTTCTTTATTTTTTTCTGGTAGTTTTTAGTATTATATAATATAAGCCAACGTTTGACTATAGTACCAAAATAAGAATATGCCTTTGCTCCGCGAGTAGGATCAAATAAATGCATTTTAGATAATAAAAATGTAATTATTTCATGTTGCAGATGCTCCAAATTTTCTACCTCAGTATGGTAGAATTTGAAAGTATGTATAATATTTTGTGTGAGTTTGAAAAAGGGATAGTGAATCTCTTGTTGATATATCATACTACGAACCTCGGAATCTGGTTCATTATTATATCTTACAATAGCATTTTCTGTGTCCTGAGTGAAGTAGTTTTTACTCTTCTTCCTCCTTTTACGAGGTTGTGGTTCCATTGATTTTTAACTGGTTTTAAATCGAGATAGTGCATTTTGCAACTTTTTTATTTCATTAAAAAACCAACCAATTTCATCATCTGAACTAAAACTACCCCTAGTGTCTAATTCTTGAAGTTTCTTATCTGATTCCTCAATTGATGATTGAAAATTTTCAATAAACTCTCGTTGTGATACGATTATGTCTTCTGCTTTCTCGTTTTTGATTAAAAGGTTTATGGTCGTATATCCTAAGATTACGACCACTGCACCAAGAATGTATATTATTATTTCTAATGTCATTATAAGCTATCTAACATACTCTTAAGACCTTCACTTTTAACTGTATTTAGGGCTTTAGACTTTGTATTAGATTTAGATTTGGACGACAATGTAAAATTGTTCTTTTGGGGAGCCAAGTTATTTTCCCCCTTAAATTTAGGTAACCATTCAATTTCAAATTCTATACGAGCAGCCATCATATCTGCCTGGTGTAGAATAAATGGTAGAGAAGTACGTGGTTTAGCTTCGGGCATAAATGCTTTAAGATACTTTTCATTTGCCGCATCATATAACCCATCATGAGTCTGGATTGCTAACATTTCATTAAATGTATACTTTATATCATGTTGCTGGAGTAAGAATAGTCCACGATCAGGGACAGAAGCAAAGGCAACTTGTTTATTAAACATATAATCTTCACCTAATTTATCTTTTCTCCATTGATCGGTCTGGGGGATATATGAGGCATTATTCTCGTCTCCCATTTTACCTAAATCATGATTAATAGCCGAAAATACCAATTCTTCCGTTGTAAATGTACTCATATCACAACCAAATTCAGCCCAAACTTTATTCATAGATAAGGCTGCTTTAACCACACGATTAACATGATCAACATATCCTCCAGGAAATGCACTATGGTACTCTTTTTTATGAGCAGC